TGAATTTGCTTGAGGACTTTCTGTAATTACAATTCCAGTTCCATCAGTCTTATATGTTTTTTCTTTTGGTGTTTTGGGAGCAGTTGCTAATTCTTCCGCAGTTCTTGGATCCGCAAATGCTTGTTGTGGATTTGAGGCCTTCAAAGGAATGTTAGGCAAAATACCCATCATTACACGTTCTTGTGCGCTTTCGCCATCAATGAAGAATCCAATAACCATGTCACCTTCTTTTGGTGCAAAAACATTTGTGCCGTTTACTGGTAACAAAGGCTTTGCCCAAGGCAAGTCTTCTGTGGGTAAATGCATTTTATTATCTGCATCCCATCCAACGCATCGCACTTGGCATTGTCCCATCTTTAATGGGTCGTTTCTATTTTCAACAATTCCAGTCCACCAAATGAAACCGTTTTTACCAGCAAAGTCTTTATCTTTTTCCATATTAATAATTCAAAATTTCTTTTACTTGATTTACACTTGCTTGTGGAATGAACGGCACATTTGTTGATGTTGATGCAACTTCAATAACAGTTTCATGTTTGTCAAATCCAATCATATGTCTAGTCGCTATGATTAGATATTTACCACTTACTGTTTCATCGGAGTTTTCTCCACCCTTTTCTTTTTTACCAAAGTTAGGTGCAATCACATTTACATTGAATCCGGAAGTTAAATTGAAATTACCAGGCATAGTCAATTTAATTCTTCTACCCATTAAGTTGGATAGAATCGCTTTTCTTTGTAATAGATAAGATTCTGTGTTATCTTCTTTAGTTAATGTTGTCGGTGCTTTTTCTTTAATGTATGCACTAAATTGTTTTGCTGCACTAAAGAAACTTACTGTTTGTTTAGAATCAAACATTTCAGTACTGTCCTTACCATCACGGTTTGGTATCGCAGACATTGTTGGATTCTCATTGGCGTGTTTCATGGTAGAAAACACATCACCAAAACTAACATTTTTCTTTGATACTGTTCCTGTTGTCGGGTCAAAACCAACAAACTTGGCAGCATTAACACCAGACCTTGCCTTTTCAATGCCATCAGTTTGTGCAACAATCTCTAATGACCTTGCACTACTAATCTCAGACATTGGATTGCCTTTTGGTTGATTCTTAGGTTCAAATCTAATGTCAAGTAAATCGGGCTTTGTCAACAAGTTAGAAAGAGTTGCAAAATTATATCCTAACAAATTCTGGTAGAACATAAAGTTTGGTGCCTGTTTAACATCAACAGCACGTTTTGCACACCATTCAATTGCCTCAAAAGGTCTTAAATTTGGTATTGCAATTTTTCTGATTCCATATGATACATCAAAAACACCACCACCATTGTTGTTTGGTATTTTTAAATAGTCTAAAAGAATTTTCTGAACTATTTGTGTATAAGTCAAATCATATGATTGATTTATTTTTTGTTGGTCAGAATACATCAATTCATCCGAAACAAAATTCAAAAGAAACAATTCACTATTTTGATTTTCATTTTTTCTATCAGACTGTTTGTATATACGAAATGATTTTTTAAAAACCGCAATATCAGATTTTTTATCTTTAGCAATGTCTAACAATAAAGATTCAGATCCATCAAAAATTAATTTGTCTGATAAACCATTTGCATCTCGTATCAATATATTTCCAGTCATTACCGGAGTCAATAAACTATCATATATATTAATTTCTTCAAAAATAGCAGAAATATCAATATTGCCACCTTTGGTAACAAGAACCAATTCGTTTATATGAAACTGCGTGGAACGCTTGACTTCTAAGGTCATTGTTTAATTACCTTTTTGAATTCTTTTTCAATTTGGGGCACGAATTCGGGTTTTAACAAAATAATGTCTCTTTTTGCTTCATTTGTTTCCATCTCATATTCATAATGAGTTTTCTTTTCTTTAGTGACCGCTTGTGTAATTATGTTTCCACTTTGTAGTGTAATCGAAGATGATGTTGCAGCCACATTGGCATATGTATTAGCATCTACTTGTAATTTTTCCTCTATTACTGTACCGTCTGCTGATGTTCTTTTTATAATTTTGTAATAAGAGTGTGTATTGTTTATGTTCATTGCCCATGCAAGACCAGTTTGTACTGTTGTATTTGCGGCACCGTTTGCAGTATACTTTGAATCAACATAACTGATGAAATTTTCATAACGCAAAGGCCAATCATATTGTGGGTCAATGATATCATTAAACATTAGAACGATCCAATGTCTTTCTGAGTTTTCATAATACTTATGAGCAATGATTTCTGGTGTATCAGAATCTTGTATTGAATATTTGTAAAATGCCGCAGAATTAGTTTTCAGTCTTTGTTCAAATGCAAATCTAGCAATAATGTTTGTTACAGTATCCAACCCACCAACAGCTGTGTTGGCAGTATAAACTGTTTTAGGGAAGTAATTGAAAAATCTAGCCATTTATGTTATATTCTTTTTATTGTTAATTTAAGAAACCTTTTGCATCTCTATTGGAACCTTCTCCTTTTTCACCACCTTTAAAATCATCTTTTGTAAGGAAAGTTGTTTCTTTGAATTGCAATGCTAATTGAATTGCAACAGGCATACCTGTTCTACCCAGTGCAGGTTTGTTTTCACCTGGTACTTCATATGCAGTCCATCCGTTCGGTGTGTAATTAACATCTATCTGTGTTAGTACTGTTGTTGCCATAGCAGGAATGTTTGGGTTCATTGAACCTGCATAGTAGAACTTGATATCAAACTCTGAAGGAGGAATTAAGAAACCTTCGGCACCTTTAACTAATTCTGGCGCTTGATGAAATCTAAATCGTTCAATAATGCGCTGAACTTCAAGTGCTTCTCTTTCATCTCTTGGATAAAAAGTAAATTCAAATTGAAAAGACCTAAAACCAGGTGATGAGTATATCATTTCCAACATTGGGTTTCTAACAGTACCCGTTGCGGCTTGAAATCCTAATTGTGCAGTACCCTCTCCGGCAACTTTACCAATTCCACTTGCTATAAAGGATCCGGCTTCAAGCGCAGCAGATTTTGCAGCAGATTTTGTAACTGCACCAGCTGTACCTGCGGCACCTTCACCACCCTTAAATGCATCAATAATAGACGAACCTGCCGCTAAAACTTTACCGCCGGCCTCATTACCTAAATTTAAATCAGTATAAGATTGAGTATAAGAATAATTTAAAGTGTCTGGCATATACAAAGCAATTGCATCAGTAGTCAATTGCGTTGTTTTTAAAAAACTTTTATTCGTGATTGCTTTTATTGAAGTGTCAATATGAGAACTGGTTGATGCAGAGTTACCACCTATGGATAAACTTGCTTTTCCAAACAGGTTGTCAACACTGCTTGCAAGACCACCTGCTGCTTTACCTAAAGCACCTGTAAGTCCACTTAATGCACCATTTGTTTTTGCATTTAATTGTCCTAGTCCACTATTGACTTTGGATAAAAGTTGTTGACCTAATGATGCACCACCATTATTCATCACACCACTAATCGAATTCACTGAGCCCGATTGTGCATAATCTTCAGAGGTGAAGTCTCTTGCGGCAGTAAATTTGAATTGTGTTGCTTTTTGTGCTTTGATGTAAAACACCATGTAATGTGCTTTATCCGCATTACCAATATCTAGTGGATATTTCAATGTTGTCGTTGCAAATTCGTTGCCGACTAAAGCGGCTAAAGGACCTTTTCGTGAAGAAGTACCTTTACTGAATGATATATCTGAAAGACCAAAAAGAGCCATGATTGTCCTAGTAGAAGTTATAGATAGTATTTATGTCATATAAAAAAGGAATTTTCAATCCTAAAAATCCAAAGAATTCTAATGGATATAAAAAAGGAATTTTCAGTCCTAAGAATCCAAAAAAGTATAACGGTAATGCGGATAACATTGTCTATCGTTCTTCATGGGAGTTTAGGGTAATGAAGTGGTTAGATGATAACCCAAAAGTTATTTGGTGGGCATCTGAGGAAATTGCCATACCCTATAAGTCTCCTATCGACCAAAAAGTGCATCGTTACTTTCCAGACTTCATCGTTAGGATCAAACGGAAAGATGGTCAGGAGACGACAATGGTGCTGGAAGTAAAGCCAGAGTCTCAGACAAAACAACCAGTCAGGAGACGTAAAACGGCACGGTTCATCCAAGAGTCGGCAACATATGCCGTGAACCAAGAAAAGTGGAGAGCTGCCGATTTGTTCTGTAAAGAACATGGATGGCAATTTAAAGTCTTAACCGAAAAAGACTTAGGTATATGAGATAAATAGAAGATGGCAAAACTACTTGACAGAATTAAAACCTCTCTTGCAAAAGAAGGTTTGACACCTAGAACCAATGCGTCTAGGGCATGGTTGCGAGCAAAAGTTAAAGACTTGAAACCAACCTCATCTGCATTGATGCGGGACCGAGAAAGACTTAAAGGTACATCCATGATTGGAAAGATGTACTTCTATTTCTATGACCCAAAGACAAAAGACAGTATGCCTTATTATGACCGTTTTCCATTAGTGATTCCAATTGAAAAGTATAATGATGGATTTTTAGGTCTGAATTTACACTATATTCATCCTAAACATCGAATGATTTTGTTAGACAAATTGAGTGATACAATGTCTAATGATACTTATGATGAAAAAACAAAGTTAAAAATTAATTACAGATACTTGGCCGCAGCTTCTAGGATATTCGAAGCAAATCCATGCATTAAAAGATATCTGTTTACACAGATTGAATCCAGATTTTTGGAAATCACCGCAGATGAATGGGACATTGCTGCAATGTTACCAGTTGAATCATTTGTTGGTGCAACAACAAGTAAAGTTTACGCAGACTCACGGAAAAAATTCTAATGGCATTCTCACCAAATTTATTTCTATCTAACATCAGGTCCAAAGACGGGTTGGCAAAGACTTGTAGATATGAAGTTGTTCTTCCGATTCCACCATATATTAATTCATTTGTTGGTAACTCAATTTTTGAAAAGATTTTGAATTTTCCAAATTCAATCTTTAGTGATGTTTCAGATGCAATTAATTCTGCATTTGGCCGTGGTGGTCAAGGAGATGAATACTCTAAAACATCCAACTCATCTATGTCTCGCAATTTAGCACTTCAATGTGAAGCAGCAGAATTGCCTGGTAAAACAATGACAACTGCGGATGTTAAAATTTACGGACCAACTTTCAAAGTACCATATCAAACACAATATAGTGATACATCATTAACATTCTTGTGTACGAATGAATTTTATGAGAGAAAACTATTTGACCGTTGGATGGAAGCAATTCACCCAACAGACACAAACAACTTGAGATATCCCAAAGGCGATAAATCAAGGTATTTGACAAACATTAAAATTATTCAATATGATGATTTTATCAAACAAATTTATGCAGTAGAATTGATTGATGCATTTCCAATTGGAGTTGCACCACAAACATTGAGTTGGGCAGATGATGGTTTTCATCGCCTTACAATTTCATTTGCATATCAGAAATATCGTACCGTATATGAAGGTACATATGATATTGGCGCAGCTGCTGCAACACTCTTTGGTGCGGCTGGGTCAAGACTCTTACCATTTGGTAGAGCACTTTAATAATTAACAAGCGAGGATATTATGCTACCTAAACTAGATGTTCCAATCTATGAAGTGAAACTCATTTCGACCGGAAAGCCTATTCGTTTCCGCCCGTTTCTTGTGAAAGAACAAAAACTCTTTCTCATGGCGGCAGAATCAGAAGACGCAAAAGAAACAATTAATGTTATTCGACAAGTTTTGAAAAACTGTGTGTTGGATGATATTGATGTTGATGCACTACCAACATTTGACCTCGAATTTCTCTTTATGAATATGAGAGCAAGGTCTGTTGAAGAAATTGTTGACTTAAAATATAAGTGTAACAATGTAATAAAAAATGAAGAAGGTGAAGATGTTCAATGTAGTGGAACTGTTGGCTTCAAATTTAATCTTTTAGAAATTGAACCCACAAAACACCCAGACCATACAACTCAAATTAAACTAACAGAAAATCTAGGTATTAATTTAAAATATCCTACATTTGAAATGATTAAGAAATATGAAGACTTGGATGAAAATGAAGTCTTGTCCCGTGTTCTAATTGATTGTATTGATTTTATCTTTGACAACGACCAAATTTATTATGCCAAAGATTCAACCAAAGAAGAACTGGAAGAATTTATTGATTCCATGCAACAAAAAGATTTGGAGAAATTCAAAGACTTTTTTGATAAAATGCCTGAGATTAAGAAAGAGGTAAAATTTAAATGTCCAAAATGTAATTACGAAGAAGAAATTACAATTAAGGGCATGCAAAATTTTTTCGTCTAATATTTCGTTATGATACATTAGGTAACTATTATCAGACGAACTTTGCATTGATGCAACACCACAAGTATAGTTTGACTGAGCTTGAAAACATGTTACCTTGGGAAAGAAGCATTTATGTTGGACTTTTAATTAAGTATTTGGAAGAAGAAAAAGAAAGAATCGCTTTACAAAAACAAGCAAATAAAAGAAGCAGATAATGGCAGATTTCAAAAGTAAATATATCTCCGAACTAGAAAAGGGCAAAGGCCTTATTGGTGGCGCCAAAAGTGCCGCTTCTAGTAGTATGGACGATTTCAAAAAACAATTTAGCAAAGAAAGTATAGCTAAAAAGGCATTTGGAGGAGATGATATATTATCTGCATTGATTCGTGGTAAAATGGGAATCAAAAAAGAAAAGGGTGGAAAATCACCATCAAAAGACGGTGAGTCTGGTGGTGGATTAGGTGAAGATGCAACATCTGTATTAACAATCATAGCAAAAAATTCTATGTCTCTTCCTGGTATGGCCAGAGATATGAATGTGTTGCGACAAAACATTGTCAAACTTGTTAAGTTAAAAGGTGGAGAAACAAGTCGGTTCGGTGGCAAGGCCGATGCATTTTTTAAGGGTTCTAAAGAGAGAGAAGAATCTTTAGAAGCTGAAATGGCGAGTAAGAGGAAAGTGCCGGCAAAGGCACCGGCATCTGCAACACCTGCAACGGGCGGTAAGGGTCTTGGTGATATATTTACAATGATTAAAGATGGTCTTATACAAGGCGCAAGGTTTCTTTTCAATCCAAAAAATTTATTAAAGATTCTTGGTAAACTAGCATTACCCTTA